ATTATTGAGAACCTGGCGGATCGTATTGAAGAAATTGACAGTGAAGAGGAACATGAAAATGTTATTAGTAAATCATTATTGGATGAAATAAATCAAGAATACCTTTCATTTAATAAACAGAGAGATGAGATTATTCTTATGTCAAAAGATTATCAGAAGAAACTTATCGGACAATTGGAGAACCTTAAAATGAATGCTTTAAATAAATACCTATCTACCAAATATTCCAGTCACGAAAAAACGGGATTTACCTGTGAATATTGTAATGTGTTTTCTGCTCCTACGAAGAAATCATTATCAGCCCATGTTAGGGCTTGTAAAAAACAACACGAGATTACAGTTGATACACCCACATTATGCGTTGAACTTAATACTAACTCTTCTTCTGATGGGGATGCTTCTTTGCAATCACTACTCCTTTAGGTCTCCCCCTTTTTATAACTAATAAACTTACTTAGAAAGAATACCCCAATAATAACTATCAAGAATGGATATTTGTGAAATTGCGATTGATAAATTATTCGTATCAAACGTGAATGTTAGAAAAACATTAACCAGTGAGGAAGATGAAACTGGAATTTATGATTTGGCAAATGATATTAACACCAATAGTTTGATTAATCCTATTACAGTACGATTAAATGGCGATAAATATGAGATTATTGCAGGACAACGGCGATATTTAGCGATGAAACAATTAAATAAAACCCATATTCCGTGTAATGTTTTAAATATCGATACACAAAAAGCAGAAGAAATTAGTTTAGTTGAAAACGTACAGCGAAATCAAATGACTACTTGTGATAAAGTTCGGTCTTATTCCAAACTTTACGATGTTTACAACAAAGATATAGATAAAGTAATATCCGCAATTCATATTTCAAAACAAACTATTCAAAAATATTTAAAACTGAAGGAATTACCTGAAGAAGTGTTGAATTTGTTGGATACAAACAGTGAAAATAAAATTTCAATTGATGTTGCGATTGAATTAACAAAATTGTCAGCAAATGTGAATACGATAGACGTGTTAAATAAACTAACATCATTAACAAACGCACAAAAAATAGATGCTATCAAACAATTTAAACAATGTGGTGATACCGATATTGACAATTTAGATTATATAAAAGACGACGTTGTTCTCCATCATAATAATATTTCATTAGAACCATCATTTCCGTATGTAATTGATATTGTATCAAACAAAAATATCCGCATTCCTGATAATATGTTTGATGAAATAGTAAACTTAATAAAGATTAAAACCAATGGAAACGTGTATTACTGTTAAACCCGAAAAATAAAAAAGACCGTATATACAGCCTTTTTTATTTTTATGTATTTGTCTTCATAATAGAATTATAAAAAATATAATAAAATATATATATGACGAATAAAACGGTAAAAAAAAAGTCAAAATCAAAAAACGGTTTAGTGAAAATAGATGTTATACCGATGTTGAACTGTAAAAACTTGAAATATGGGTGTGATGTCCGTGCTAAAAAATACACATGCTACACACATACAAAATATAAGAAAAATAAAAGAAAAGCAGACATTATTACCTTAACCCGACGTAAAAAAGGAACACGTAAATTAAAAAAACCGGTTTTAAGAATTACTGATTGGTATGTTTGTCCTTCTTATCAAAAGTAACTACTTCCGCAAATAAAAAAGACCATATATACAGCCTTTTTATTTTGATAGTGAAGACTTCTTTTTCATAAATAAAATAACGTTAATATATAACGTTAATATATAACGTTATGTCTTCCACAAAGAAACATTTAATAAAAACTCGTTCCACAAAGAAACGTTCCAAAAAAACTCGTTCCAAAAGACAGAGAGGAGGAACAACAAATGATGAACTCATTTTGGCAATTGATAGTGGAGACGAAGAAAAAGTGACAAGGCTACTGGAACAACCGGGAATTGATGTGAATGTGCGGAATATTGATGGGGAAACGGCTCTCATTCGTGCGGTTGAAAACGGAAACATAGATATATCAAAAATGCTGGTGGAAGCAGGAGCTGATGTGAATGTGCGGAATAATGATGGGAACACAGCTCTTATTCTGGCAAGCCGCACTGGTAAAGAAGCAATCGTGGAGATACTATTGACTGATAATTCGTATTGGGACGACGATGGGATATATAGAATAGTTATGGTGTGGGGAACCGATGTGAATGCGAGAAATAATGAGGGAGAAACTGCTTTCATGGTGGTACATAATCCATCAGAGACTGAGGATATCGGCATCATGCTACTGGATGCTGGTGCTGACGATGGCCATGAATCAGACGATGAACCAGACAATGAATCAGCCCATGAACCTCAAACCGATAATATGACACGATTACTTGTTCGCGATAAAGTTTCATTGGAAAAAACTGAAACAAATCCATTTACCGAGTTGGAGTTAGAAAGATTCGACCCAATATTACAGGAAAACGTACAACTTTGCGATTATGTGAATGATGATAAAGAAAATTTATTGTTTATTTTTAATAGACAAGTTGCAATGATTGAGAAATCCAGAATTAAAATGTTGATCGCAGAAGATACACTGGATACGAACAAGATTATATATCAATGTAAAAAGACAGACCAAGCATTCCGACCTCGTGATGAAAACATAATAGGCGGTCCTGCCTTAAATATGGATATAATTACGTTATTTGGAGTCATGGTTCCATTATCATACTTAGATGAAGTAGTCAATGGAAAACATCAAATATATGTCATTGAACCAACAAATGCTAATCAAACTATGCCAATCGCATCGTTAAATACACGATTGGGTGGAAATGTAATCGGTGCGAATCACTGTCAGGCTGAGGTGGCAATTCAAGTAAGCAATCTTACGTATGTTGATAATGATGTTTTAATTGGAATGTGTAATAAACGTAAAACTATGAATAAAAAACAGAAAAAATCAAAACAAAAGAGCCGCCGTAATAAAAAATCCAAATCAAAACATACAAAATAAATCAGCAACCGTTCATACCGAGAACCTGTAATTAAAATCATTTTTCATAAAAAATTGAAGACTTCTATTCTATTTGGGTTTAAATATCTAAACAACCAAATATTCAAGTCACGAACAAAACGGGATTTACCTGTGAATATTGTAATGTGTTTTCTGATTCTACAAAAAAATCGTTATCAGCCCATGTTAGGGCTTGTAAAAACAACACGAGATTACAGTTGATACGCCCACGGTGATCGGGAAGAACCGCAAAGGTGCTGTTTATATAACCCCAAAATCGTTACTGGGTCCAGGTGAGTACATTGTCTAATTACTTGTGTAGTCATTAAATAATCAGTTACGGGTTTATAAAATAACCAATACATGGGCTCTGTTGCGTTGGTACTTACATGTACGTAAAAGACATTTCCGGTAAAGGTTGGAAGCGTAGAATCACTTGAGTTTGTTTCTTGTCCGTTTACATATTCAATCATATTTCCAATTTCAAGTACCCTATCACATCCCCAAGTGCAGACCTTCAAATTATTAATAGTACCGCGATATTTGTTTGTACGAACACCTTCAACATAGCCTTCAATATAATATGTATCTCCGTTTTCCAAATCGTATGGTGAAATTAGTTGCATTATATTATATGATGTAAAATTGTATATTATATTCAATTTTACATCATACCGTACAACTTATATTCGTATAGTTTTTACAACAACTACATAATTTTAATGCAAATAAAAAAGACCGTATATACAGCCTTTTTTATTTTTAATTGTTTTTATGTATTATCTACGACCACCTTTTCTTTGTTCTGAAAGTTTAATTTTAGCATCTCCATGCGCACGATTGTCATGTCTATCTTCCCACATGTAATTTGATGCTTTATTTTGACCTCCGCAGTTTTTCGCAACAATGTGTCCGGCATCTTTGCGATCCATTCTGGCATTAGCCTGTGGGGTATTTAATCCCATATCCTTGTATTGATTGTATGCATAATTACGCACCGCTTGATTGTTATTCAAATTTCCGGCATCGCCATTTTTGATACCTTGATTGATTGCAATACTATGTTGACCGTATGACATATTGAGATTGATTGTTTTGAATTGGTTGTTGTTAAACTGGTTGCAATTATATATTCATATAAAAACCATTCAATTTTTTATGAATATGAATATAGGAATCGTTTCGAAATCAGTCTCGTCCCATGTAAAACATGTAGTTCACTGGGTGTATTGAGAAGTTTGTAATATATTTTCCTAATTTATTTTAGGATAACGAGAACATTGACACCAAAACGCATAAAAATGTAATGTATTTTGATTACTATTATTGCACGAAGATATTGACGTTTAGCATTTTTACGTTTTAAATATTCAATGGTGTAAATCAAATATCAATAAATTTTTTTATTGATTAATTATATAATGATTAACAAAATAATTATATTTATCTTAATTGTTTTGTTAATAAAATATTTTTTCTACCAAACAAAATTATTAGATAACACATTCTATGATTACAAAGAAATATATCCAGAATTGAATCAATTAAAAATGCGTAATATTGGTATTAAACAAGAGGTAATTAATATTATAAATGATGACTGGAAAATTTGGCCTGAGAAAAATCTTTATAAAAAAAATAACGGATGGAAAGTTTTACCATTTTATGGTTTTGGCCACTGGATAAAAAAGAATTGTGATAAATGCCCTATAATTTTTAACATTATTAAAAATATACCTGGATTAAAAACAGCATCATTATCTAGACTTGCCCCTGGAACTAAAATAGAACCACATTATGGCTGGGCTAAATTATCAAATTATGTATTAAGATGTCAATATGGAATTATTTGTGGTGAAAAATGTATATTAGGGTGTGAAGATGACGTTGTTGTTATGACCGAAAATAAAATAATTGTTTTTGATGATTCAAAACTTCATTATGCACAAAATAATGGAAGTAAAGATAGAATTATTCTAATATTAGATATCGACCGACCTAAAAATGTAAAAATAGGAACTTCGACAGTTGAAGATACTGCTGAATTAAATAATTTTATTGATAGTATTAAATAATTTACTGTTTTTTCTGGATAATCCGCGTTGAATCTAATAATATTCATTGATTACACTTTACTATATTTCATATACAACATTTCTTTCAAATACGCAAATGGTCGAACTTTCACACAGTCGGGTTGCTTACCTCCTATCTTGAAATTTCGGCAATATATTTGGTCTCTTAATGATAATGCATTCTCTATTATTTTGAATGTGTATTTGCCGACTTTTACTGTGGTGGTTATCGTATCCTTATCATATAGAATTTAAGTTTATTTCAAAAAAATCATAAAAAGGTATTGTATTTTATGATTTATAGTATAATTCGGCAGAATGTGTAATATACCTTGGGTCCAATTATTGATACACGTTTTTACTTTGTCTGTTTCTTTTTAGTTTTTGTTCTCTTTGTTTGTTTCTTTTTAGTCTTTGTTCTCTTTGTTTGTTTCTTTATCGCGTTTGATTTTTTTATTCTATGTGATTTGAATTTATTATCACGTTTATGGGTTTTGTTTGTATTGCTTCGATTGTGTTGGGCTTTGTGTCTTTTCATACCACCATTTGTAATTAGGTTAATAGACGGAACCCATAATGGTAACTTTATTGTATTATTCATAGTCAATAATTCATTTATACCTGATTTCGCATATGTATCTCTTATTACTGGTGGTAATTCTATCTTTAACAAAGTCGCCAACTCTCTATTCACCTCATCAGATATAGGTTCGCCACTTTTAATTGATTTTAAATTAATATCTACCACCATTTCAATAATTGACATATAATATTCTATAATTGACTCTATTAAATTACCTACAATAATGATTCCATTTACAAGTTCTGTTGATCGCACATCATTATCTTCTTCAGCGATCATTTTGGTTGTATCTATTTCTTCATCTATTTCTTCCGATTCACTACCACCTCCCCAAAAACTAAACTTGCTTGCGACTTCCACCCCCACATTTTGAATTGTGTCTGTGACCTTAGTAGCGGCCATAACTTTAACCTCCTCCA